TTGATAAACGAATTCGGTATATACATACAACCGATTAATTCTCCAACAGTGGAACAAGGCACTGAGCGATTACGTATCGCACCTACTCCATACCATACCGATATAATGATGGTAGAATTAGTTGAAGCTCTGAAAGAAGTATTGAAATGAATCAATTAGAATACGCTTTTTTCAGTAAAAAGGAAGATATTATGATTAAGATTAAAAAAGCCTTTTGGTTTGTATTGGGCATCCTTTTGGTAGGCGTTGCCTATCTTGGTGTAATACTGCCCGGACTACCATGGAGTACACCTATTTTAGGGGCAACGTTTTGTTTTGCCAAGTCCTCCGACCGTTTACACAACTGGATTATGAACCACCCAAGGTTTGGTCCATTTGTTAAAAACTGGTCTAGATTACGAGTTTACCCTCAAAAAGCAAAATACTTAATGGTTGCAGTAATGTCAACATCATTAGGATTTATGTTCTTTGGAACAGGAAATGTAAAAGCAACATTATACATGTTTATTACATTTGCATTAATCGTTATTTGGGCATGGCGTTACCCAGGTACTAAAGCGGAAGCAGAACGTCGACTTGAAGCCGGTGAAAAAATTGGCTGGTTAAAGAATAAGGAATAGAAATGAAAATATTTACAAGTACTATTATCGCATCACTTATGGCATCAGGTGCCATGGCTGGTGGACATGACCATACAGAAGCAAAAGACGGTCCTTTCATTAATGGTACATTTGAAATCTACATTGACGACACGAATACAGAAGGTCATGTAGACACTCGATTTGAAGCAATGGCAGGTTATGAAACAGATCTCGACCATCCATTGGCAAATTGGTCAGGTTTTTCTGCGCGGTTTGATACAAACTATGCGTTAGATCGTACATTAGATAATACAATTACTGAGAAACAAATGGGTCTTGGTATCGGTGGAGCAAGATTATATGTTGGTGAAACAGACGCTCAGCGTTTAGGATTTGCTAAGACAGCAAAAATTGGTGCACCAGTTATTATTACGAAACAGAACTCACGTATTGACCACCGAGAAAAAGTAGTATTAGCATTTGGTGGATGGGATCACAATGACGAATTTGAATTTAATTCATATCGTTTAAAAAGAGATATGCCATATGGTGGTGTAGTTGCTTGGGATCCGGAATCAAAAGCAATGTATTACGGTGTAACTGCCCGTGCAAAAATTGTTGACGTATCATATATGCAAATTGATACAGAAGACGGTGAAACACAAAAAGGTATGGCAGTCGGTACATCATTCCATCGAATGGGTATTCCAATTGGTCTAGGATATGAGCAATGGGAAGATAAAGAAAATACTCGTAAAGATTATGGTATTATGTATAACTATAGTAAAGAATTAATGTTTACTGCGCATAATGTAACAGATGATGATTTAGGATTTACATATAATTACCTAGCAGCCATCCATACAAAAGGTCCAGTAGAGTTAGGTCTTTATTACCATAATGATAAGGTACAAGTAAGCCCATGGACTGGCCAAACATCAAACATTGATGATAGTGTAAAGGCAACAATTAAATATAAATTTTAATTATAAATAAACTTAACAAGCCTCTCAGTTCGCTGGGAGGTTCTTACACTATGATTTTGATGAAGGAGATATTATGTCAAAAAGAATTCTGATTACCGGCGGTGGTGGTTTTATCGCACACCATTTAATTAACCGAGTACTTAAACAAACCGACTGGGAAATTATTACAGTTGATCGTTTGGATTATAGCGGTAATTTAAACAGATTACATGATCTCTTGCAAGAACGTACTGCAGAAGAACGCAAACGTCTTCGTACAATTTTCCACGATTTAAAAGCTGAATTTAATCCAATGCTTATTGCTGATATTGGACCAATTGATATTGTAGCGCACTTGGCTGCAGGTTCACACGTAGATCGTTCTATTGATTTTCCAATGGAATTTGTTATGGATAATGTTGTCGGTACATGTAACATTTTAGAGTTTGCACGTAAACAAGAAAACCTTGAGCGTTTCCTATATTTCTCAACTGATGAAGTATTTGGACCAGCGCCAGAAGGTGTTAATTATGATGAATATGATCGTTACAATTCAACTAATCCGTACTCGGCTTCAAAGGCTGGTGCTGAAGAGCTTTGTGTAGCATATCAGAATTCTTATAACATGCCAATTTATATTACACATACTATGAATGTATTTGGCGAAAGACAACATCCCGAGAAATTTATTCCTATGACTATTCGTAATGTACGAGATGGTGGTAAGGTAACAATTCATAGTGATGCGTCAAAAACAATCCCAGGATCTCGTCATTATATCCATGCTGAAGATGTGGCAGATGCAACTCTGTTTTTATTAGAACATGAGGGTACTCTTAATATTACTAATAACTCTGGCGTCAAATGTCCAAAGTTTAATATCTGTGGTGCAACTGAATTGAATAATTTAGAATTGGCTCAAATGATTGCTGACGCTCAAGGTAAGCCACTCAATTATGAGTTTATGGATTTCCATAGTTCTCGACCTGGGCATGATTTGCGTTATGCATTAAGTGGTAATAGAATGAAAGAAATGGGATGGGAACCAAAGCCAGTACAAGAACGTATTGCTGAGGTAGTTAACTGGACATTAAACAATACAAGGTGGTTAGACATATGAGTTTCGTACAATTTATAGAAGGCGAATATAATAACGCCAAGAATACATTTTCTGATATTAATGAGCATCTCGAGCTGCTATTTAATTTAGGAATGGAATGTGAACATATTACAGAAATGGGAGTGCGTGATGGTCAAAGTACTAAAGCATTCCTTAATACAAATGCAGCTTTAAGATCATACGATATTGAATTGAACTGGGAAGTAAGCGAGTTATTTAAACGAGCTAAAACCGTAGGTAAAGATGTTGTATACGAAAAAGCAAACGTATTGAATATTGATATAGAACAAACTGATTTACTCTTTATTGATACATGGCATTCTGGTTCCCAACTAAAACGTGAGCTAGCAATGCATGGTAATAAAGCAAATAAGTATTTGGTTTTCCACGATACTCAAACATATGGCTGCAGAGACGAAAAAGAAAACTGGAGAGATTTCGCTGATAAACGACCAATGCCTAATGAAGGTTTAATTGGACCAATCGTTAACTTTGTTATCAACAATCCTGAGTGGAAATTTAAAGAATTCCGAACTAACAATAACGGACTTACTGTACTTGAAAGGACTAAGTAATGATTGTTGATTGCTTTCCATTTTTTGCTCCTACTGGAGTTGAACTCTTAAAACTTAGAGTTAATCTTTTAAAAGATGTAGTGGATAAGTTTATTATTGTTGAGTCTAATAAAACACACAGCGGTAAACCAGTTGAACGTAAATTTTTAGAGATTGCACGCCAGCAAGGTTTACCAATGGAAAAAATCCATTATGTTGAACACGATATTGCTGAACAAGAAGACTTAGTAATTGAAAAGGTTGATAGGATTAATGCTGGTGCAAATAGAGACAGTGAAAACTCTTTATATGCTAGGGTACGTGAGCGTTTACAAAAAGACGCTGTTATGCAAGCCATGGATAACTTTAATGACAACGACGTATTCATATATGGTGATGCAGATGAAATCATTAAACCAGAAAATGTTAAATGGGTTGCTCAGATGTGCAGGAATAATCCAGAAATTATTCTTAAAATACCATTAGCATATTTGCAAGGTCGCGCAGATTTACGAGCATTTAATACTGATGGCAGCCACGTAGTTTGGTGGAAAGCCATGTTCTTTGCAACTAAGTTTCAGATTATGAAAACGTCTGTAAACAGAATACGTTGTGGGTCAATGCATTATCCTGTTCGTTGGCCTACTCATCAAAACAAAATCATTCAAGATATGGGTTGGCATTTCGCATGGATGGGTGGAGCTGAAACGCGAAAAGTTAAAGCCGACTCTTTTGCTCATGCCTTTGACTCTTTTAAATGGATGGAAGATATTAGAGGTTATAGTGAATACTCTAAACTTGACGAGAGTCTAATGGAAGAAGGTCCTGCGCCAGATGGTAATAACACACATATCTTAAAAAGATTTCCAATTGATAAATTACCAGCATTGGCACTTGAAGATCCTGAGATTAGAGAATTCTTATTGCCTACAACCAAATTAGACAAAGACTTTCAATTTAATAAATGTAATTGTTTTTGGTGTCAAAAGCTTAAGTTCCCATTAATGTATAACCTTGATGGTAAACGAAATTGGTTTGAAATACCAAGAAGCTGCAGTGTAACAGTTAAAGAAACATTCCCAGATCGTAAACAGGTATTTAGAGATACTGATGAATACGATGATGCACGAGGCAGACCTCTTGTTGTATATTCAGATCCTGTTGAAAGGTTCGTTTCATGTATTAATGCATATGTTACTGAAAAGCAAAGATATTATCATTATGGTGAAGATATATTTTCTACCTTTGGAGTTGAACTAAGTAAATGTACTAAACAGGAAAAGATTGACTACTTCTTTGCTAATTTACATAAAATTGGTTCAGCACATCAATTACATCATTTCCACCCACAGGCATGGTTTATTGATATTGATAAATTCGTTGGATTTACGGTAATTAAAAAGCATGACGTTTGCAGCCACTTTGGAATAACACAGAAGCTAAATCAAACTAAAAAAGAAATCACTGCTGATGATTTTAGTGAAGAGCAAATCGCGTTTATTAAAAAGGTTTACCAAATAGACTACGATTTTTACGAGAAATACGGTAATGAAAGTTAAGGCAGGCAGTGCTAGTATAGACATATTAAGACTTGAAATTAAAGATTTAAATAGAGAAATTAATGAGTTATACAAAGAACATGATATAATAAAGAATCAAAATATGATGTTACTTGAAGTACTATCGGATCTGACTGGCGACGAGAGTTATTGGTCAGATGAAGCCAAAAAGTCAGGCTTGATATTTAAACTAACAAACGTTTTAACTCAAATAAAAAGTAACTTTGGACACAATTAACTATTGACATAGCGTATAGAATCAGTTATATTAGAATCAACAAATATAAAAACTGAGGCAAAAACTATGAAACTTAAAACAGCAATTTGTGCACTTCTTATTAATACCACTGCGTTTGCAGGATTTATTCAATTGGGCTCCGAATTAAAGGCTCAGGAGGTTGATGCAGCATTAGCTGAGTTCCACGCAGATGAACTTGAGTGTATGGCTCTAAACATCTATTATGAGACCAGAGCGTCTTCACTTATTGACGCAGTATCAGTATCTGATGTGGTATTAAACCGTGTTGAAAGTTCACGTTATCCAAATACAGTTTGTGGTGTAGTACAAGACGGTTATAAACCTAATCGTGTGACATGCCAGTTTTCTTGGTACTGTGATGGTAAGTCAGATGTACCACAGGATGATGAGTCTTGGGAAAAGTCACGTAAACATGCTCGTGATATGTATGTACACCAAACACATCGTGGCATTACAGAAAGCGCAACACACTACCACGCTACATACGTATCGCCATACTGGGCACCTTCTATGCATAGAGTAGCACGTATGGGTTCACATATTTTTTATAGAGAAGACTAATATGGTACAAATTAAAGCATATTATGGGAATGTAAAAGTTAATAAATACTTCGCGTGCCAAATTGACGCGCAAGAATATCGAGAATGGCTTGACGCAAGATATGCTAAAGTCATTTGGATAAATCACTAAGGAGAATACAAATGTCAGAAGATAACGACGAACGTTATGTCGTGACTACTGTGGTGTCTACACATCGCATGCGTTACCTCGTACCTATGAGTGCGTTGGAAGAAGACGGAAAAGTTCCATCAATCGCAGAAGCTATTGAATGGACAAACGACTCAGTAACTATGGAAGAAGTTAAAGAATTTTCGCAACACTGGTTAGGTGAGCAAATTCTAGACACGTTTATTTTAGATGAAGAACGTGTATTACAATTATGGGACAGAGATAATCCCCACATGGTAGAAGGTGTTTCAAAAGAAGAAAAGCTTAAACTAATTCATAATTGGAAAGAGGTTCGTGAATAATCACGAATATTTGCCAGATTGTTGGGTTCTGATAAAGGTTACGAAGGAACAAGGATCCCACTACAGAGTACTCGCAGGGTTTAACGAAAAACCTAGAAATAGCGACGATTGGAGAATAAGCAACGATATTACGTCAATAGATTGTATAGATAATGTATATCATTTTAATTGTTCATCAGGATCATTATACATGTGTCGTAAATCGGAATATAATTTAACAAAGAAGATTGACCACGTTTGGAAAGCATTACAAAATCAAAAACCAAACGAGGTAGAATTAATGAAGAGCCATCCTAATTGGCTAAAATATGAATGGACTTATATGGAATGAAAATTGTAATATGTGGTCATGGTTTTGTTGGTAAGGCTCACGGGCTATTTTTATCAACAGACCATGATATTAAAGTTTGGGATCCGCAATTAGGTTATAAAGATAAATCAGTATTTAAAAATGCTGATGCCGTGATTATTGCAGTGTCAACGCCAGAAGGCGAAGATGGCATGTGTGATATGAATAACGTATATAAATGTTTAGAATTGTGTAACGATGTTCCCATATTAATAAAATCAACTATCAGCATAGAAGGCTGGAGATTACTCAACCGTGGATATGGTAATAGACAAATAACGTTTTCACCAGAATACTTACGAGCAGCTCATGCCTTTGAAGATTTCAGAAAGCACTCGTCAATTTCTATTGGCGGTGGCGATACTGGTTTTTGGCTTGAGGTATTATCCAATTCGTTAAATGTACGTGTTGATGTTAAAGATCCTGAAGTTTTAATTTTGACTAAATATTTTAGAAACGCGTTCTTAGCAACAAAGGTGGCGTTTTTCAATCAGATATATGATATGGCAAAAAATGCTGGTGTTGAACCAAATGAACTATTAATGAATGTTAGTGACGATCCACGTATCGGTAAAAGCCATACATACGTTAATGAAGATGATCGTGGATTTGGAGGGCACTGTTTCCCTAAGGATACAAATGCCATTGTGTATAGCGCAAATAAATCTGGTTATGATTTAAGCATTATACGCAAAGCAATAAGTTATAATAAAGGAATACGTGAATGATTGTTGGTTTCACGGCATCAGCATTTGATTTGCTCCACGCTGGGCATGTTCAAATGTTGAGAGAAGCGAAAGAGCAATGCGACTATTTACTATGTGGTTTACAAATGGATCCTGCAACGGATCGTTCTCACAAGAATGCTCCTATCCAAAGTATTGTTGAAAGATACACGCAATTAAAAGCTGTAAGTTATGTTGACGAAATCATTCCGTATTTGACAGAATCAGATTTATGTGATATATTATCAATGTACCATATAGATATACGAATTCTTGGCGAAGAATATAAAACGCAAGATTTTACCGGTAAAGACATTTGTAGGTCTCGTGGTATAGAATTATATTTTAATAAAAGAGATCATCGGTTTAGTACGAGTGATCTAAGAAAGAGAGTATGTAATGACTGAAGGACCATTTAAAAGTGCGTTTGACGCAGATACTAACGGTGTTATTCGTAGAGAAATTGTAACCTATCGTGTTAAGAATGGAATTATGACTAAAGAAAGCGCAACCCGCGATTACTATGGTGATAACGATTATAACGACAGCATATCGTCACAACCTCTGGTGCAAAGATGATTGAAAAACGCGAACCATATGATGTCAACAAAGTAATGCAAGAAGACTTAAAATTAATTGATGTTATGCAAGTATTGGCTAATGAAGAAACAAATCCAATTGCGAAAAAGACATTGAAAAAAGTAATCGGCAGACTTATTGATTTAACTAGCAAAGCACATACTCGTGGTCATTGGACTGGTAGCGAATAGTGAGTTTTATTTGGGCACTTACGGTTATCACTACGGTTTCTGCTGAAGTAAATAACTATTCTTATATCAAAGAATATGACGATCGTACTAAATGCGAAATAAATAAAGCTGTGTTTATTGTTAATTATAGACCATTTAATAATAACGAACAAGTAAAGTGTGTAATTGTTTATGAGTAAAATATTGGGTTTAAGCGAAGGATTTCACGACGCTGGCGCAACATTGATACAAGATGGAAATATACTATCAGCCACCCATGCTGAAAGAATAAGTCGTGTTAAAAACGATAGATGGTTACACTACACTCAAATAGATGATGCCGATACCACTGCCTTTTATGAAAAGGATTGGTTGAAAAGAACACGACAAATATATGCTGGTCAACCTTATGCAAAGCCACGTATTAAAACTGATGTTTCTTTTTACCATCATCAATCGCATGCCGCTGCAGGTTTCTATACTTCAAAGTTTGACGAATGCAACATATTGGTTGTTGATGCCATTGGCGAATGGGACACTGTTTCTGTTTGGAAAGGTTGGACTAAAAACGATAAACCTCAAATGAAAAAGATTAAATCATTTAAATATCCGTACTCAATTGGATTGTTTTATTCAGCAATTACAAAGTACTTAGGTTTAAGACCGATGGAAGATGAATATATAACAATGGGTATGGCAGCCTTTGGTTTTCCAACTGAAACGTTATTAATGGAAAATATATTAGAAAATGTTAATTGTCATAAAGGTTTGCCTGATATTCCAGAGTTACGTTATATAAGTAAAGAGAATTTGGCGTCCTCTGCTCAGAGTGTGGTCGAAGCCAAACTTACTAATTTAGTATTAAAACACTGCCCTTCTCGTAATCTCGTTATGATGGGTGGCGTGGCTCTTAATTGTGTTGCTAATAGTAAAATAGCAGGACTAGGTAAAAATATTTGGATTATGCCAAACCCAGGTGATTGTGGATCGTCTCTTGGTGCTGCAGCGTTAGCATATGGTAAAAAGTTAAATTGGGTTGATCCATACCTTGGAACGGATATAAAAAATGATATTAAAATTAAAGAAGTTGTTAGCCATCTTATTGACCATAGTTATTGTGGTATTGCAAATGGTCGTAGTGAGTTTGGCCCTCGTGCCCTTGGCAATCGTAGCCTTATCGCTGACCCTAGACGAGATATTAAGGACACTATTAATCAAGTTAAACGGCGCCAACAGTTTCGACCCTTTGGACCTGCGATCTTGGAAGAATACGCTTATGAATATTTCAAAGGACCAATGAACGAGTATATGCAATTCGTGGCAAAGGCAAAGCATGATTATAAATCAGTAACACATGTTGATGGCACTGCACGAGTTCAAATAGTTAAACCAAATTGTAAATCTATAATAAGACCAATCCTTGAAGAATGGTATGAGCAAACTAAATGCCCAATGTTATTAAACACAAGCTTAAATATTAAAGGTCAGCCAATGGTTGATACGTGGAAAGATGCTCTAAAATTTCAAAAGGAATATAATGTCAAAGTCTTCTAAGTACATTTTAGCTGCTGGGTGTAGTTTTACCGATAAAGACTTTAAGTCTACAATACACAAAGACTATGACACATCGTATCCAAAATGGCCTGAGATATTTGGCGAATACCAAGGCATGGATGTAGTTAATCTTGGTAAATCTGGTGTTGGTAATGATTACATTTGTAACGTATTAACTAAGCGTATTCTTGAAGATCAAAAAAATATAGACACTGTTGTCGTAGGTTGGTCAGAAGTGTATAGGTATGGAATGTTTGGTGGTAACTACCGATTAAATCCAATAACCGCGTTATACAGACCTGACCGCAAACAAGATCCATGGCAAGAAGCATCACGCCCTATGTTTGAGCTTATGTTTGATGGAGATTTGCTAAAGAAATCACATAATGTTAATGATATGAATAATCTAGCAGTATGGATGTTAAGTAGTTGGTTGGAATCCATGTGGCAAATCCAAGAACTTTGTAAGGTGTTAAATATAAAATATATTCAAACTAAGCTTTGTGGCAGTATTACGCTTGCTAAATTCAGACAAATAGAAAATTCTTTTTCTGAACCGCTTGGGTTTACAGAAAAGGAATGGCACGTTCAATTTGGTAGGATTAAAACTCTTTTTGAACTTGACAGAAGCCACTACATAGGGTATCCATTTCTAAACACATTTAATGGTTTTTGTCTTCAAGATAAACTTATTAGTGAGTTAACTATAAGTAATGGAGACGCGCATCCAAACGCTGAAGGTCATGAATTTATAGGAAGGAAGTTCTATGAACACTATACAAAAATTTATCCTTAAGTTAAAGTTTAAATTTATTATTTTTAAAATGAGATTTACAAAGCACGAAACAGAGGCTGATAAGAGTGAGGGGTTTATATATGAAAGAGACGAAGATTAGATATATTTTTGATGTTGATGGTACACTTACGCCAAGCCGACAAAAGATGGATCCTAAATTTAAACATTTCTTTTTAAAGTTTATAGAAACGAATAAGGTATGGTTGGTAACAGGATCTGACTATGCCAAAACAAAAGAGCAGCTTGGCGCAGACATTACTGAAAACGTAGTTACTTGCTACAATTGCAGTGGATCCGAAACAAGGCATCGTGGTAAAATTGTCAATGCTTCAAGTTGGACATTACCTGACGGAGCGAGATCTTGGCTTGATACACAGCTTTTATTATCAGATTTTAAATTACGTACAGGCAATCATATTGAAGAACGTCGTGGTTGTGTTAATTACAGTATCGTTGGTAGAAACGCTACGTTTAAGGAACGCAATGAATATATTGAATATGATAAGAAATACAAAGAAAGAAGTAATATCGCCAATACATTTAATTATATTTTTGGTAAAGAATCACTAGGTTTGCATGCAGCGATTGGCGGCGAGACTGGTTTGGATATATATCCTATAGGTAAAGATAAATCGCAAATACTTGACGACTTCGACGAAGATGATAACATTCATTTCTTTGGAGACAAAATGGATATGAGCGGTAACGATTATCCACTAGCACGAGCAAATAAAGCAGGAACCAATCACCACGTAAAAGATTGGCAACACACATTTAAAATATTGAGGAGTTTATAAATGTTTACAATAGAAATGGATTGGGATGAAACAGCAATCACCGTATTAGACCAAACAGGCGAAAATGAAGATGTACAATTTTTGATATATGATGACATAGCATATATACGTCAATTTGATAACGACACAAATAGGTTTAGTATAATCACAATGTCACCAGACCAAATTGGAGAAATCATAGCTTCAATGAACTTGCCAGAAGGCGCATATTTAATGGGAGAAACGCGATGATTTTGATATATGGGACACCAACCTGTGGATATTGTTTAAGGGCTAAAAAGTTAGCAGCGCGGTACGACTTACTACATGAATATAAAGATATTACATACTCTGCTAATAGAGATGAAATGATTAACCGCCTTGGTAAAAATGCTAAAACAGTTCCTCAAATTTTTTGGTATGGAAAACATATTGGTGGTTATAATGAGTTTGCTAGTGAAGTAGAAAATACACGCAATTATGGTGATGGTGATTTAAGCTAAATTAATTTCGTATGAAATGAAATTAACTATTGACATTCCTACATTTAGTTGGTATATTAGAATCAACAAATAAAGGAATACTAAAATGCATAAAACGTTATCAAATAAAATCGAATTAATTGCTGAAATTTTACTTTTCAACTGTGAGTCAACATGGAATGAAGTAAAACCATCGCTTGAAAAAATGTCAATCGTAGCTTTACAAGATCACTTGTTTTATGACCTTACTGAAGGTACTATGTACACTTATACATACACAGGAGAATTAGCATAATGTCTTATACATTTTCTACTGAAATCTTTTCAGACCTTCATAAAGATGCTTTTGGTTACCGTCCAAGTAGTGTCCACCCTTTTTACTCTTCAGATGATGCCAGCAAACAAGAATGCTGGGATTACACTATCGAGCGATTAGAAGCTCGTGAGCTTGAAGAAAAAGAAGCTGAAGCTGAAGCCGTTAAACAATTTAAGATAGATATGTTTAGTATCAACTCAATGGATACAAATGAGCAAGCCTTAGCTCGAATGGTAAATGTTGATACTTTAGAGCATGACCAAGCTATTGAGCATTGGGTATGGTCTTTTGGAATTCTATTCACACCATTCGGTAAAGAAATTGTTGAAACTTTAAAAAATATGAAATTAAAATGAAATTAACTATTGACATTCCTGTTTATATTTGGTATATTAGAATCAACAAATAAAGGAATATATAATATGTCAAATTTTAACGTATATCAAGTAGATGGTTCTCACGATGGTCCATTAGGAATTTATTCATCTAAGAAAAAAGCATTAGCAGCGGCTATTGCATATGTTCAGTCAAATGGTGATGATAACTACGATATTGATGATGTTAGTTGGAATACTATAACAACAATTTCAAATGATGATAACTCAGCTGACGTAATTCAGTGGGGAGTAAAATAATGTCTTATCAAATGACTAATTTAAATACGATGCAATTTATTACTGAGGACGTTGTGTTCTCTTTCCAAAAAGCAATCGCAAATAAAAATAACTTAGAACAAAAATTTGGTTCAACAAACTTTTGGAACTTTGTTTCAGCTGATATGCATATGGATCTAAAAAAGAGATATGATACAAAGTACATTGATGAGTCTTTTGACTTTTTGACTGAGTGTGAAATAGAAGACCGTAGGGTTGAAGCCTACTGGTAGTAGGATATAAAATGGTTAGAGTTGTACACTACGTTGGTATGACTGAAGAAAAGTATCAACGCGCACGTAGGGTCTTTGGAGGTCCTGCGTATTTCCACCGTAGAATGGACGACAGAGTATTTTCTGAAGTTGGTCCAGAAGACATGGTGGTTTTTGATGATGAGAGACGTTGTCCTTATGTGTGGGATGCGTCTGCAGTTCCGAGGAGATATACAGAATGAGTATGCATATGATACGTGGAGTTCAAGTCCAAGGCAAGATGAAAAAGAAACTAACACCAAAGGATCGTTTGGCTGCAATCGAGCACGAGAAGTTCCTTAAGAAAATGGGTGTTGGTAAAACTAAAGCTCGGAATACAAATACAATTCCAGACTATTCATCTAATAATAAAGTCGAGCTCAGCAATAAAATTGCTGGGAACGGCACTGCTAAAGAAAGCACTCAATATACTGGTGATTATATCATTGGTATTGGTCAGATGCATAAAAGTAATGGTGTTCCTATTACACGTAAAGAAGATGCCGTTGCCATCGCAAACATGAGGAGATGATATGAAAACAACATGGGTAGATCCACCTAAAGGATGGAAATATGGTTTTCCAAAATCATTACCAAATCCGTTACCAGAACCTTGGAGTTTAAATCTATGGCTAATGTCAGAGGGTTATCCAATGGCAGAGTTTGCTAACTTTGGTGATAACTTCAATGATTACGTGAGAGTGTGGTATACATATGACTGGCAAGATTGATTTAGACAAAGTTACTCGAGTTGAAGTAATTGATAATAAAGGAAGGTCATATGCCAAACATAATGTTGAACGCGTATGGCTTTCCTTGCAAGATGATAACCAAACCTTAAAGGTAATGGTCACATATGAAGACGAAGAGGAAATCTGTATAGATTGATAAATAGCTCTATTACTATGGAGTTATTACATGTGGCACTACAAGGGTGAGGAATTCACCTCTGAAATGATTGGTGATTATATTGGATTTGTTTATATAATCACTGATGGTTCAAACGATAAAAAATATATCGGTAAAAAGATTTTCAAATCAAAAAGAAAACTTAAACCTTTGAAGGGTAAGACTCGACGAAGGACCAAGATAGTTGAGTCAGATTGGCAAAAGTACTATGGTTCATCAGAAGAAGTCAAACTTATGGTTGAAGAAAAAGGTACAGACAACTTTTACCGAGAGATAATCCACCTTTGTGATAAAAAAGGCGAAATGGGTTACCTTGAACTTTATGAGCAAATTACACGACATGCTTTACTTGACGATTCATTTTATAATGGTATATGTCAAGCCAAAATCCACAGAAGCCACGTTAAAGGATTAAAATGGCTTATGGACAAAAATAATAGTTGACATTTCATAATACTTGGTTTATATTGGTAGTATACTAAGAATCATTCCATGGAGCATATTATGATCATCAAACGTTCATCAGCATATAGCGGCAAAGTTCGCCAAAAGAATATACCTGTAGATCCTCAAGACTGGGCAATGTACCAAGGCGGTTACGCATCTATCCACGAGGTTATGCCTTATCTTACAAATGAAGACCGCGAGTTTATTTTGTCAGGTATGGTACCTTCTGAATGGAAAGAAGCATGTGCTGAAATTAACGCAATCGTGGAAGACACATTCGCATGATAGTTTTATTTAATGGTCCTCCTCAGTCAGGTAAAGATGCTGCAGCCGACTACTTTAAAGCAAAAGGTTGGAAACATCTTTCGTTTAAATACCAATTATATAAAGAAACATGCAAATACTTTGGATGTGATTACGAATGGTTTATGGAAAGATATGATGATCGTTCCGTTAAAGAAGTTCCTCATATGGATCTTGGTCATATGTCTTGCCGTGAAGCAATGATATACGTATCGGAAAAAATTGTAAAGCCTAAACGTGGTTTAGATTACTTTGGAAAACAAGTTGCTAATGAAATTGATTTGAATAAAAATTACGCAATTTCTGATGGTGGTTTTGTTGATGAACTTATACCTATTATAAATAAAATTGGAGATAACAATTTCGTACTTGTTCAACTTACACGAGATGGCTGTGATTATTCTACTGACTCTCGAAGATATTTTGATGGCGATGTCCAACAGGAATACATAAATTCCCATCGTACAGAAATAAACAAAAAGTATGTGTTACCTCATAAGTTTAATGTAAAGACTTACAGGATTCACAACAACTCTACTATTGAATCATTTCATTCAGTGTTAGAACAGATACATAAGAAGGAATTTTATGGAAGAGGAGCGAAATGCGAAGCAGCCTAAACCAAAGCCAACTCTTAAGCCGATATTTTACGAAAACCCTTACGACATAGAAACGTTTTTTGAAGGTATGAATATCGCAATAGAGCATGGAAAAGAGTTTCAATATGTTGATAGATTTATTACTCATATGAGAATAGATCCGATGCAAGACACTGCAGATATATCTTTTAAGGTTTTAAACCACGATTTAAAATTATTAGATTTCTCTGACTAAGTATAAATAAAATAGTTGACAATGAAAAGGAATACATTATGGAAATCAACAAAGAACAAGCAATCGCACAATTAGTCGCAGGACCATGTGATATTGTATTTACAAAAAAGAATGGTGACAAGCGCGAAATGCGTTGTACACTCGAAGCTTCAATGCTTCCTCCTCAGCTTCCACTTGAAGAAGGTCAGGAAAAACAAAAACGTACAGTTAACCCAGATGTCCTAGCAGTGTTTGATCTTGAAGCACAAGGCTGGCGTTCATTCCGATGGGATAGCCTACAATCAATCAATACATAATTTGGAGCTAACATATGAGTATGATTCATAAAGGTCATATCGTCGAGTCAGAACTATCTAAAAACTCAAAAGGCGGTACTGAAATGATGCGCAAACGCGTACTCGATAACGTTAATTCTGAATTGCTATCAAACGTAGCAATTCATTTTTCACGTCCACGGGAAATCCCTACAGATGTAAAAAACATCATGTATTGCCACGATCTTGCTGAAGATCCAGAAAACAATATTTTAAAAGATGGCGGTTGGAAAACATTCGACCATTTTGTTTTCGTATCACAATGGCAGCGAGATCAATACATTACATATTATGGATTACCATACTCAAAATGTACAGTAATTCCAAATGCGGTAGAGAAAGAATTTTCTGCTCCAGAGAATATGAGTCACGAAGGTAAAGTACGATTTATTTACCATACAACACCACATCGTGGATTGGAATTACTATATCCAATCTTTGATGAACTCAGTAAACACCATAAAAATATCCATCTTGATGTTTATTCATCATTTGCAATTTATGGTTGGGCACAACGTGATGATCCGTATGTTGGATTATTTACAGAAATTCATAACCACCCAAATATGACATACCATGGATCAGTTCCAAACTCGGATATCATATCAGCATTAGAACAAGCTGATGTATTCTTATATCCAAACATTTGGAAAGAAACATCGTGTATTGCTCTTATTGAAGCAATTAAATGTGGTGTGTTATGTATCCATCCAAACTATGGTGCTTTAACAGAAGTATCAGGCGGTCAGACATTAATGTATGATTATAGTGAGGATAACAATGCGAATGCAAACGCTGCTTATAGTATTGCTGACCAAGTGTTAAACACACAAAAGGAAGATAACGAATTCCTTAAACGGTTTACTACAACAGATAGAGCATTCTTATCTAAGAATAGTATTCCTATTTTCGCGAATAACTGGAATAAACTATTGAAAGAACTAAATGGCTGATATTATAGAATTTCCAAAGGACAAGCAAAATAGTCCGCCGCAGTCCCAAGAAGAAGTTGCTGAAAAGCTGCTTGAATTTAAATTAGGACACGCGGACCAAATTTCAGAAGCACTTTGGCAATATGTATTAACAGAGCTCATTAGAGCTGGATGTATCTTTACCTCAGAAGGACCTGCAGAGACAAATAAACATTTTCCTGCAATGGTTTTAGTATTAGAGGCAATTAAATCACTTCACCTGTCAACGTACGGGATACATCACCCTTTACAAGACTTCGCTGGAGATTCAATTAATATTGATGATTATAGGGAAGAACAAGAAATAACCGTTGACATTGATGAAG